ATGTAATGCTCAAATCCATGCTTCTTTGCCGCCGCAATCAATGTCTGCATCTGCTCAAAGGCACAGAACACGATCATGCACGGCGCGTCAGAACTTCTCCCTCTAGTTCCCGGCTTTCTTCGGCTCTTTCTTAAGCATCTTGCTGCAGAAATGAAAATATTCATACAGGTTGAAGTTGAAATCCGAATTAAATGCAGCTTTGCCCGCAAGCTTACTCTCTCCGTTTTTATTGTCTCCGCCGTTATACCACATGGGGTTGCTGCCGTAGAAATTCTTCCCTACGTTGTAAGGCACATCGGCAATAATAAGCTGCGCCGGCGGTATCGCATATTTTTTATAATTCTGCATAGAATCTCTGTAAATTTCACATTTTGTTTTCATTTTTCTCAAGGAGCCGATGCGCATCTTCCCGGGAAGCTCGCACTCCTTTCTAATTTATTTTTTCTTACCTCTCTTGGTCTTGAACTTATACACATCGTTTCTCTGCCGGCTTACCGCACTCCGGTAGCCGTTCAGCTTACTTGTTCTGCTCTTTCCCATGTGCACCTCCCTCTATGGCATCTAAGCATCCGTTCCACCCTGCATCGAACCTTCCATTGTCGCAATGCTCTGGATAATCTGATCTCTCCGGCAGTTCCCGGAGCGGGCACCAATCCGGCTTTCCACCCTCCATGATTTGTTTATCTACCGTATAAACAGTTCAAATCTTGTCTCTAACCAAATATTTTTTCAGTTTGCAAGCATTTAATCCTCGACAAAACACGCATTGTTTGCAATCTTCCGGCATATCCATAACTAAAACTGCTTTAGCCATACCTCACACTCCTTCCGGTTTCTCGCACCTTTCAAATTCGATTACCCAAACCCACGGTGATGCATCCCAACCGTAGCGGTCAATGTCGGATTTCTTGATGGTTGATTCCCACAGCCAAGCAAATTGCTCCTTTGCAATCCCGTACTCTGGGTCTACTTCTGTTCCATAATTTTTTTTCACCGTATCCGATATCATCATAGAAAAGGTTTCCAACACCTTCGCTTTCTGCCCCCTTTGGTGTTATATCCTGCAACCGCTCCACTCTCACATCCGTAACCTTAAGCCAAATGCGTGCGGCTTCTTTTGGCATGTGGATGGATGGGTGCCACCTTGCATCTCCATATATTTCATCTGTTGCCCGGTACATATAACAGCCACAGCTTTTATTCAAGGCGCTCTGTTGTGGTTCTCGGTAACAATTTCCATGTTCGTCTCCCTCGCAACAACAACATTCAAAATGTTCCCATGTTTCCCGGACATACAGGATATCGCCCGGACATATCGGACAACTACGTTCTGCTGTACTTAACTTGTCTGTGTGTTTTTTATCCGCATAATTATGTACTGCATAAGTGCGTCTGTCCGCATTGTAAAAATTCATATCTGGCACAGTATACTCATTGCCATCCTTGCAGATTCTTCTCGTACAACTCTTTCTTCCGTCCAGAATCGCCCGAACCATTTCGGTATTGAATAAAATTGGCAACACTCTATTCATCCTCTGACTCCTCCTCGTAGCAACTATACACAATTGTGTTGTCTACATCGCAATCACTGTTATTCCATTCAATATCTTCTAATGCTCTGTCTTTCGCAATCTGAATAGCTTCTGCTTTTGTATCCGCTTCTATGTCATCATAGTCAATCGTAAGCTGTAACCCCACACTTGCATTCCACTTAGCCATCTACTCCACCGCCTTTCACAATCTCGATTGCCTTTTCATAGGCTATAAGCATTCCTAATTCCTTTGGTTTATCATTTACAATATCATCAAGTACCCTATTTACTGGTACAAGGCTTTTCAGCTTTTCCAACTGCTCCACAACCTTGTCCGGGTCGTAGGCGGTTGGCTGCGCATCAATAAAAGAAGCAACGCGTAAAAAGTCTAAGCAATCCATATCTTCGTTCTTTGAAATTGCTTTTTCTAAATCCGCTTTTAATTTATCCGCATCAATCAGTCTCATCGCTCGTCCCCCAATCTAATCTCTGACCGCAATCACAATATACGGTATCCTCTTCCAATATGTCTCCACAGCAAGGACATCTCCCTATAAGACCGCCATAGCTGTCTCCGTCTTTTACCTGGGATATTGATTTCACTTTCTTCACTGTCTGCTTCTCCACTGCCGCCCGGCATTCTTCTACTGTGCCGATCGCGCGGTACTCTTCCACTTCTGCTTCCAGTTCCTCGATGTATTCATCTTTGTGGTCGCAGTTGTGGCAGATCTGTGTAGAAATGTTTGCAAATTCGTTTTTAATATTAGGGTTGATTACTGATGTGTGCCAGCGCTGCACCTCTTCCAGTGCCTGAACCGCCATTTCCAGATCTTCCATTCCGCCTTCCCCGGCTACCTGTCCTGCCGTATGCATCCGATACTTGATTCTTTCGATTGCTTCATTCTCATTCATGGATATCCCTCCTAATCTGCCATTACCGGCAAAGCAAACGCCCACAGGCACCACGCCGATCCCGTGATCTTGATTCCGGCGATAACCGCAATGCTAACGGCAATCCACTTCACCGCTTTTTCAAAGCTCGATTTTCTGTTCTTGCGCTTCTCTCGGCATATATCGTAGCTCGGGCACTCCATGCAGCAATATGTTTTGCCGAGCTTGCATTCTTTTTCGCAACTCATTATTTTTCCTCACTCTCCTTAAACTTCATCTTGCACCACTTCCGTTCTCCGGTGCATCCCCGCGGCGTGCCGTCCGGCAAGGGCGGGCATTTATAAGCTCCACACTTCTCTCTATCTGGACACGGGACCATCTGTCCTAAACTGTCAAAGGAATATTGCTCCATGCTATTCCTCGCTTTCTGCCCGAAGCCACTTCATTGCGCACTCTTCCGTTCTTTCACACTCTCCGCAATGATTCGTAACGGTATTTCTTATACATTCTTCCGTAGGCTGACAGATAAAGTCGGAAGCTATTGGCAAAAACTCTGCCAATTCCTCGTCCGTCATGCTTCGGATCCGGTCTGCATTGGTCATGGCTTTATAATGCTTGCAGTCGCGTTCCATGTCTAAATGCGGACTATCGTTAATCTTCGGACACCACTTACCGACAATTACATCATCTTTATTTGACAGATTATATAAGTTATTGCAGTTCTTACACTTCGGCATCTTTTTTTCTCCCTTCCGTGTCTTTATCTCCAATCTATTTTTTGACCACATACATCGCAAAATGAATATCTGCCTTTATTTCTGTAGATGTCACGTATATGTTTTTTACATGCAGGGCAGTAGAATTCTTTCCGCGCATACCTAGTTGCCACTTTTCTTGGATGCTGCTTCATTTTTGTGTCCCTGCATATCTGCAATGCTTTCACAGCTTTTGTTAAAGCTTGGAGCATATCTCTATTATCTTTTTGGGCTTCTATAGCTTTTTCCAATATTTCTATGGCATCATTTATCGACATTCATTTTCCCTGCACCCTTCCGCACCGTAGCTGATACGGCACTTCCAAAAATCTCTTAAGCGAATCTCCGTTCGTTGATCGTATTCCGTTTTCATGGTTACTTCACTTTTACATCAGTTTCATTTCTGCGAATTTTAAAATCCAATCCACACTCTTCTCTCAAAATCTGTATCTGGTCTTCCCATGTGGCATAATCATCCATGATGCATTCTGCCTTTTTATTGAAGCGATCAACAAATCTTTGTATGCGGCTTTTACCAAAGTCAAACTCGTCGTGCAAAACCATTGCAGACAAAATCGTTACCGTGTCTATGGTATTTGCTTTAATCTTGCTGACGCATTCATCTATTGCATTCTTTGGTAGCGCAAGTGGTAATTTTGTTGCGCCGCGAAAGCGGCACTCTTCTTCCAGAGAGTCAATTCCATTCTCCTTTGCAATTCGCAAGGCATACGCCATTCCCTCACGCCTAAGTTCTTCATCTTTATTTCTCATGAATTAGTTCTCCTTTCTTTTTCATCTCAATCGAATCGAGTTCCAAAAAGGACTGTGCATATATCTTTGAATTCATTTTCACGATCAGAAATTTGACCATCCAATTCATCGAGCCTATTAAGTAATGCTTTCTGGTATTCTTTTTCTGTAAAATCCGTATTGCGTTTTCTTCCCCTTGTTCTTATTGGAAGTTTTACATTTTCTCCGTTTTCCAATAAAATCCCAATAATTTTGTGCCTTGGGACGTCGTTTAGTTCCGCAAGAATCTCCAACTGTTCACCTTTATGCTTTGCATGTCGGTACCTGTTGCAAATTTCGCATTCGCCCATCTCCATCATTTCTTATCACGCCCTTCCATAACATTTGTTTCCGCCAAAGTTTTTTCTAATTCATCATAGTCATAAGATCTCTGATGAAAGTTATTAAATTTGTTTTTTGATCTTGGGTTACTCTCTTTCTCCTGCTTCTCCCAACTCCTTAATGCGGCTTTCCAGTCGGTTATTATTTCTCCATTACGTTTCCAACCTATTGATTTGTAGTAATCAATAAATGATTCTGCGCTAACACCATTCTTCCTCTTACGGCAATAATCAGCCACTTCCGCCAATGACGGTATGCACGCTTCCACTTCTTTCCCCGGCGAGCTTCCTGCGCTTCTTATTGCATTCACTCCGGAAAAATTTTTTGAAGCATCAAATGTGTATGCGCCATTTCTTTTCGTATAAAGCATTGATTTTTCTTCTGCATAATTGGTTGGCTTATAACGGTCTTTTTGAATGCAGTTATGTAATTTCCAATGTTTTATGACAATAACATTAGATCCTGGAAAAGTAAGAACATAATGTTTGTCAATGAGAATTTGCAAGTCTTCCTTTGAAGCCTGGCACTCTCTTACTGTTTTATTGGCGCAGTCAACAAAACCGTCGTCATCTGCCCGTATGCATAAATGAAAAAACAACCCCTGCGCTGTGAGCGGCATGTCAAGAAAAGCATCTGACGTCACTAAATCTATGCGAAACATCCGCTTACTTGCCATAATATCTCCTTCAAGTTCCAAAAAATTATCACTTTTCTACTTCCAAAAGCTCAATGACACGCGATCCTGCATCTTCCGGTCTGCAAAAAACAAATTTCACGCCGTACTTAATCTGCATTGTCAGCATTGCTTTTCCAAGGACTTCCCCGCTTGTTGGCGGTGCCTTTGGAAGCGGTACATTCAACCACTTTCCAATGCCGTGCATGTACTTTATCTTGTTGTATCTCTCAAGCCTTGGATTGTGCCAATGAAAAACGTCTTCAATAGTTTTTATTCCATCCATGTTCTCAACCAAAACATACAGTGCTATATTGTTGTTCTGCGCCAAAATACACTCGTCTCGGAACCTTGGATGCTGTTTTCCGCAGACGTTTCCCGTAATCTCCTGCATGTCCTTCTTAGTATCTACGGCAACCTTGTAGCTTCCAATAAAGTCCATCTTCTTAACTTCCATCTTTCTTGCTGACTTTCGTCTTATAACGTCAAGAACGGTTTCTTCCGCGATAACATAATCTCCAACTGGAAGAGGTGCTCGTAGCACCTCTATGTCATTACGATCAAAATAGCGATTCTTAAGTATGTGCTGACCCTCTTTCTGACCTTTGTCCTCGATCAATAACATACATATCTCCCTTCCATTGATTTATCCGAGTCATTATTAAGTAAAAGGCAACTCTTCCTCAATTCCATCCGGAATATCCATAAAACCATCCGAATCTGTCATAGGCTGCGGTTTGTAACTTCCGTTGTCCTGCGAAGCCTGTTTGCTCTCTGCAAATTCACAGCTTTCGATCAAACACTCATTGGTGTACACCTTATTACCGTCTTTGTTGGTGTAACTTCCGGTCTGCCAGCTTCCTTCAATTACAAGCTTTGTTCCCTTTTTGCAATATTTTTCAAGGAACTCTGCTCTTTTACCAAACGCAAGGCAATTGATATAATCTGCCGTTGGCTGTCCATCCTGCTTAAATTTTCGGTCAACCGCCAGAGTAATTCTACCGATAGCTGTTGACTTCTCGCCCTGCGACCATCTTACTTCCGGGTCTTTGGTGCATCTTCCCATTAAAATCACTTTATTCATTCACTTATTCCTCGCTTCCTTAAAACGGGTAAAGGTTCATATCGACCTCTAATCCACGTTCCGCCACGTAAACATCTGATCCATATTTAACTGTTTCTTCTGTCTTTTGTTTGAATAATGCCGAATCTGCTGATTTATCTGATAAGTGAATTAGAACAACATTTCGCAATGCCGGATTATCGTTAGTAGAAATAAATTTAAGCGCCGTTGGCAGGCCCATGTGACCTCTTAATCTGTGCTCGTAATTTGGCTCTTCTCGGTTCACAAACTGCATATCGTAGTTGGCTTCCACCATGATGTGATTAATGTCCTTAAATCGCCATTTGACGTATTCTGTGTCTGTTGCATACACAAGGCTTCCCATATCTGGATGCGTAATGTAAAACCCAACGCACGGACACTCTGAACCGTCTCCGTTGTTATGTAGCCATCTTCCAGATTTATCACGGTTTTCAAATGCTCTTATGTCAAAATTTCCTTTTCTAAAACGCATTTCAGAATCTTTTATCGGCTGTCTGCATGGTTCAAAAACAGGAATGCCAGCTTGCACATATTGTAAGCTATAAAGACTATGGTCAGTATGGAAATGGGTAGTAATCACAGCCTTAATTTTCATCACATTGAAATCCAGTGCTTTCTTGACTTCCATGAATGGCAACCCAGCTTCGATTATCAAGGCTTCGTTTTCATTCTCCAGAATGTAGCAGTTGCCGGATGAACCAGAACCTAAAACTTTAAGTCTCATTAAAGAACTCACTCCTCACATCAATAATCTGTCTCGTCTGTCCCAACAATGCCCTATTGTGCTTTGCTCTCTGCTCATTGTCACAGATAAATTGCTTGCAAATTTCTGGTCGAACCGGATAGATTCTGCATTTCTCGCAACTCTTATCCGTATCAAGAAACGGACAAGTCATATCATATGGTCTTTTCACAGTAGGAAGCAGGTGCTTACATTCTTTGATGTGGTTCTTACGGACATATCTGTGAATAGCAGCTACCTCTTTTCTACTCATTGGTAAAAGGTTGAAACAGCAGTTACCGCATTGGCTACATTTTCCATCTTTGCAAAAGTTGTAAATGTTATCTTCCATTCCTTTCTGTACGGATTCTAAAAATGATATAACTTCCATATGCTACTCCAATTCTTCATCCGCCGGAAACTCAAATACTCCACTCAAACCCATAGTGAGTTTTTCGTCAATTCCATCTGGCGGTGTCTGCCCCATCTTTACAAGATTATGGCACACATAAGCCATTCTTAATTCTTCCATGGCTTCTTCTGCCTTTTCTTCCGTGGAATATTTAGCAACAACCATGTCACTAACAAGCTGTTCTACCCCGGTAAGGTTCTTATTCAGAAAGTAGATATCTTTCTGAAAGCGATAAATAATTACCTGTTCATACGGCACATCAATCGTGCCGTCCTGGCTAATAACTCTCATGGCAACCTCCTATCTGAAAAACAGAAACCACACCAAGGCTGCGAATGAATCGGTGAGGGCAAGCAGAAATACAATGACAAGCACCCATCTTCCAAATGTCATTTTAATTTTCTTGCCAATGGCAGCCGCAACCTTTTCTTCTAACGTGACATTCTCCCTGGCAAAAAATCTCACAATCAAAAATGCTATCCACAACAGAATTGCTAACTTTACAAAAATCATGATCCATATCCTCCTAATCTTTCATAAACTCCGGCACATTCTCGTCATTCTCAACGACTTCTCCGGTTACCTTTTCCGTCTCTGCCATCTTTGGGTCTTCCACAGTTTCTGCAACTTCCGGCTCAACAGGGAAATCCTCGGTATTTGCGTTTTCTGCAATTTCTTCCTGTGTCTGAACATAGGTTTCATCAAGCTGATTGAATGACTGCTTTGCCATACTGTTAAAGTCCTTGCGATACTTCTTGATTGCATTGTTTCGCATCTTACGAACAATCATAGATTCCGGCGTATCAAGCCATGCCGCGCTGATATACGGCTTTGCAACCTCACATTCCAGCATTTCATCAACTGTTGAACATTTTCTCAAAGCATCGAAAATTTCTTCTTTCTTTGACTTGATTTTGCTTAACTGCTCCGCAGATGCCTTGTAACGATTCTGGCAAATACCGAAAGTCTCATTCATCAGATTGTTACGCACATGAGCAAACAGATTAACCTTTACGCCGTCTCTCTCTGCGATCAGATACTGGAACGTGCCGTCCTTTAATTTCAGTGGATAAACAATGCGGATCACTTTCTGTGAAAGTCCTTTCTCTTCCCATTCCGGCGGTGTCATTTCGATTCCCTTATGCTTTGGATAAGAAAACTCATCCCCCTCTTTGACAAGCCAGCAAGGATATACGGTATCTACATTCTCCCCATAGTTACGAAGCAATGCATCGTTGCCGTCTCCCTCGATTCCCATTTCTACGACCTGTACATAGTTTTCTCCGGATTTCTTTGTGCGCAACTGAAAATAGCACTCTCTCGGCACTGCATTCGCATTAAGCTTAAGACTTGCGCACTGACCGACAACCTCGCGCAGATTTGATGTATCAAGTCCGTTTAAGTCCTTGATTTTATCGCTATCCTTAACAAGTTGATAGATGCTTGTCATAGCTGACATAGCGCATTGCTTTGAATAATCATCATACGGAACGCCGCATAACTCAAAATCCTTTGTAACAAGGTTTGTTATTGAATTAGTCCACTGACTGACCGCAGTGTTGACTTTCTGCACCTCTAAATTATTTTTCTGTGCCATAATTAACCGACCTTTCCTTAAATTGAATTAAATGCCTGAACTGCATACAGTTCATTCGATGTCTTTTTGTACACCTCTCCATCAATCAAAACGGTATATTCGCAGCGATCTTTTTTAAGATCTACCTTGTGAAATTTCTTTCCGCCCCAAAATGTTTTTGTTTTAACAACCATAACTATTCCTCGCTTTCTTCAAATTCTTTTAACTGTTCCGCTAACTTCTTGCATTCATCCGTGACATATTCCTCCGTGCGAATGACAGCCTCATCAATCGGATATCTACTCGTTACCCTTTTCTTTAACAAATACATGTCCTTTCTACTTGGAAACAGATCTATTGCACGGTCCAAATCATCCGCGTCTCCATAGTGCGCACAGTCAAATCCAAACCACCATAAATCACTTTCAATGGGATAATCTGAATGTTCTCCACCGCCTGCGTATGTAATACCGCCGTGGCACTGAAAATATGCTTCGATGCGGATTCTCTCGTCCTCGTCAAGGCAAACACCGATCAAAGGGAAAATTCCACTTACCGCTCTGTCTACAACATCAGATTTCTTGATTTCAAGGTGATCGCCGTAATCTTTTCCGTATAACGGATGATTCTTTGGAATACCGACATAACCGCATCTGTGCCCGACATTTCCAAATATGACAACACATTTGTAGCCTGCATGTTCAAACTCACGCTCGATGATGTAGCGTTTTTCCGGATCTTCATATTTCTTCACAACCTCCAGCTTATCAGCACCGTAGGTTGCCACCCACTTCATATCCACCGATTCATCCGTAACCGTCAGCTTTGCGCCCTTGGCATTTAAAACCATGTCTCCGGCTTTTACATCGTCTGATGTAGCAAATATATATTGCCGGCTCTGGTTTGGATATTTTGCTTTTATGTAATTCATTCTGATACCTCCGAAATCTTTCCATTTTCAATCGTATACCAAGTATCCGGCTTGATATTTTCCCCATCAACCTGCACCATTTTTGCACCGTTAAGAACCCATGCACTCTGGTTATTTCTGTCATATTCTGTATCATCTTCTGAACCAGTGTATTCCCAGTCTGCAAAAACAAGAAATGCCCCAAGAACGCCCTTGGCTTTTGATTTGTAACCCCAAGCAACAGCTACTGCATCCTTGTCTTCTGCCGAGGATGCTCCTTTGTATCCGGTTGCCGAGGATGCTCCACAGGTGCCGGTTGCCGAGGATGCTCCGTACTTTTCATCGCTTTCAGCGTCCTTGTTTACACGTTTTACCGTATATTCGATTGCAGCTTTAACAAGACCCGCAATGCTGATTTCTGCTCCGATCTTAATTTTTGTAGATGCTACCTTAGTATCCTCACTATGTTTCTGGATTTCTCCGCTCTGCTCTACCTCGTGATATACACTTTCAGACGGAGAATAATATCCCAAACAATCCAGCGGATACTCGCAAGCGTGAAATCCATGATCGCAAACTTCTACGCTTTCTTCCGCGTATTCCTTTCCTTCTTCGTACTGAAAGTCACGACAAGTCATATCTTTATTAAATCCTTTGTATGTTTTAATACTCTCTCCCATCTAAACTCCCTCTCTTTCTGTATTTTTGATCGGCATATCCAATGTAACCGCAACATCTCTGATAAACTCGTCCGGAATATAGATACCTGCCTGCGCGCATACCGCATACTGTACCTTTGCAATGCTAGCAATATCAGAACCTTGCTTTTCCATCGTCTTTGTCAAAACTTTCAGCAGATTAGCCACACCACCATGTGATTGCGGTGTTTTCCTTACTGAAATTCTCCGGATTTCTTCAATATCTGCTTTCATATTCTCCATGAATTTATTTCTCCTATCATCGAACCATCTTTCAAATACATTCCAAAGTTCTAAAAAACAGGCGGTTTTAAGTATTGCATCTTCGATACTGTTGTAACTTTCCGAAAGAAACAGGCTTATTATCTGCCTTGCGTGCTTTTCAAAATATAATTCGCAACTAGCTTTCAAAAAGTACTGATACCCGAAACCGCAACTGCCATTAAACCAAGAAAATGAGTACCATGTGTTTCCTTGAAAATATGTATCGTATTTCGTATCCCACTTGGTAAACATTGGTTCTTCGCCCTTTCTATGTACCAAACGCTTAACACATTTCTCATGAAACACTTCTTCACACATAGCTTTGAATGTTCCAATACAAAATCTTTCAGTACCAAGGTCAAGTGGCTCTCCTGCTTTCATGTATTTGTCAATTATTTCGATTGCTTTTGCATTTATTGGATAGTCCATATCACATAGATTCCACTTTCAAAGAACCGTCATATACAAGTTTGTGAATCTTCGGATCATAATTTTCATCGACATCGCGAATGTCTCCGCTCTCGTCCATATATTGTGGCTTTTTCGCAATAAGCAATACCAACTGTGAATCACTTGTATAATTGCTCGTCAGGCTTTCCGCGTTATCTACGAATATAGGACAACTCACACCGTATAATCCGCTAAGAGAACGAATAATATCAAGTCCGGCTAAAATCTTGTGTCCGTTATTCAGATCTGAATATCCAACACCATTCACAGTACACTCACAACAATCTTTCATACCGCCATTTAACTGCATTTCAAAGAGTTTGAAATTAACTGTCTTGAAATGGCTGTTGATGGTTTCAGAAACCTTATCCAGTTTGAAACGAATAAACTCTTCCAACATGTAAAGAATCTGTTCCTGGTCTGCAACTTTCTGCCCGATTTCTTTCTGTTCTTCCTGCAACTGCCATATACGTTCATCAATCTCAACATTCATGGATGCCTTTGCAATAGTGCTGTTTACTTCATCAAGACGTGCCTGCAACTCTTCTTTTTCAGATTTTAAGGTTTCAACTGCTGCATCCTCTCCATTAGCTTTCAGATTTTCGATTTCTACCAGAACTTCATCGTGTCTGGCTTTCATCTTCACATACTCTTCATTCTGCGAATAATCGGCAATTTCCGGAATCGATGATAACTGCTGGCAAATTTTTTCTTTTTTTGCAATATCTTCCTGCTCCTGTTCCTTTAAGGACTTTATTTCTTCCTTTACTTTGGCATTTTCATCCCTTAATTTTGTGATAAGATTTTTTCTCTCTGTGCCAATATCAACCAATCTGTTCAGTGCTGTTCTCTTTTCTGTGTCAAATCTGATCTTTTCTGATTTTAACTTTTCTTCTGCATCCGACTTGGCTTTTCGCTTTCTGCTTTCAAAATCAGCCTTTAACTGCTCGATTTTATCTTCCGGCAACTTCTGACCACACAATGAGCAAACGGTGCTGTTTTCATCAAATACCCACTTTGATTCATCAAACAGATATGGGAATTCATCAAAAGCCTTTGCTGTTTCTGCGTTGTACTCCTCTCCAAGCCTTTTCCGCTCTGAATCAGCATTGGAAATAACCGTCTCGTTTTCTGAAACCCGTCTCTCTTTCAAAGCAATAGTATCTGCAAATCGCTTTATCTCGTTTTGCAAATCGCGTAATTCTGCTTCGATCTCGCTTCTCCTGTTTGTCAGATCGCGATTCATAGTCTGCATAATCCCAGACATATCAAACTGCAGCTGCATTTCTTCACGTCCTAACTCCATCATTACTCCGTCAGAATCTTTGATCTTCGCATCAATATCTGCAATTTTGGTTTCCAAGTCTGTTTTCGCAAGTTCCTGTTCTGCAACATCGATGTCAACCTTGGATTTCATGGCTTCGTCAATTCGGACTGGAATCTCTGCCTGCTTCTTCTTCCACTCGTTCAATGCTTTGGAGAATTTTGCTCTAATATCATCCGTAGACGGTGCTTTCTCCAATTCTGAAAGCAATGGCGCATACTTTGCGTCCGTCTGTGCCAACTCTACATCTGAAACCTCTGAAACAAGTTTCATCAGAATATCTCTCTGGTCTTTCCATTTCAAAGAAGAAAAATACTGCGGATTAGTCAGCATTTTGAACATTTCCTCGCTCTGTGCCAATTCCGAAACATAAGCCTTGAAATCCGCTTCACTCTTCGGATAGCCGTCAATCTCAAACGAATTAACATTCCCCTGCAATACTGCCGTATCGGTTCCACGCTTCTTAACCCAGTTCTGTTTCTGTGTCTTGGAAAGTTCAACTTCCTTTCCATCTACATCCAGAATGGAAGACACCTTGATTTCCACGTTATCAATGCGGTTTCCGTCCTTATCCAACGGTCGAACATTGAATTTTTCCTCTCCGGAACTGTTCTTGTTGAAAAGCAGCCATGTAAACGCATCAAAGATCGTTGTCTTTCCTACGGCATTCTGCCCGCTGATCTTCGTTTTCACAGAGAAATTCACGTCAAGCATATTGATGCCCTTGAAGTTCTCGATGTGAATACTCTTAATTGTTATTTTCATTTTTCCCCTCCTCAATCACATCACATTTGCTTACGGAAACCTCATAAGCCACTTTCTTCTCAAACTCCGTGTCAGAAATCTTCTTGTCGTATTCTCGGCTCTGGATTCTGCCAATCAACTTAACACGGGTCCCGATTTTAAATCCGCCTGCAAATCTTGCATTTCTTCCCCAGGCAATGCACGGAATGTAATCAGATTTCCCATAATCTCTGTTTACTGCAATCAGCATGTCTGTGATCTCGCGGTCAAGTGGTGTCTCTCTGTAATTCGGCTCTTTGCAAACATATCCATTGATCGTAATGCAATTCTTGTCAATATTCGCATCTTTTGAGTCAATCGCCTCGATGTCACAAACAAACACGGATAAGATCAACCGGCGTCTGGTACCTTCCTGTTTGTTGAATGATCGATAACTTCCAGAAACCCTTACCGCCATTCCTGAATATCTGTCCTCCATGTCAAACAGTCTTTCTGAAATGGTTAATGGGATCTCGTCTACGGCGCCACTCTTTCTTTTTACTCCAAGAGACATTTTGTAAAAATTCTCTCCGTATGATTCATACATAAACTCCGGCTCTGAAATAATCACGCCCGCCAGTTCCACTTTGTTGTTTTCCATTGTTTCTTTATTCATATTTGAAATTCTCCTCGTATTATAATGTAGTAGTGTTTATAGACCCTCTCCAAAGTCTGATTCCGCTTCTTCATGAAGTCTTTCAAGTTCAACCGTCCTGTTCATTATGCTTTTGGCATATTCAGTGCGATTCTCGTATGTTCTGGTCAACGCATCTGATTTTCCACTATAGATCATAAGGACTGTGCTCATGTCTCCCTCATATTTTTCAAACAACTCCGCCAAATAATCGCATCCAACGAGAATATTCCCATACGGATCATAGAGATCTTCTACTCCAAGACGTTCCATCCGGTCTCTGTGATATTTTTCATAAATTTGCATGAGACCTTTGCATCCACCATTCTCCACATCGGCTTGTCCACTGCTTTCATGCTCGATAATCGCCATTACCATTTCCGGGCAAATATGATATTCGTTTGAAATCCCCTTTATATAAGGAAGATACTCATTTGAAATCCATGTATCGCTCGGTTCCGTTGCTGTCGTATGTAATGTAGGTAATACCATCGTCAGTGTCATCACCATCAACATAATAATCATGATCTTCGACAATCTCTTCCGCATCCTGCCATCCTCCTTCAATTCTTGATCCGGCATACAATAAGAGTAAGCTGATTATGGTCGGTACCGCTACAATAGGATTTTCCGCTGCATCCGCACACATACAAAGAAAAAAGATCGCAGCGCCTACAAATTCAATCACCATTGCCAACTTCTTCATACGCACTTCACTCCCGCCACTTATAAGAATCACTTTCAATTTCCTGCCCGTTCAAGGACACAAAATCTGTTATTACCGCAATAAATTCTGAATTGGTTGGCTTCCCCTTTTTCGTCGAAACCGTATAACCAAAAATCTCATTGATCGCATTCACATTGCCATTTATCCATGTGACCTCTATTAAGTTCCGGATGTTTCTTTCTACTTTGGATGCGGTAGTTCCGTTCTCTTCTGCGATTTTTGCATAAATTTCCTTCATAACACATCTAAGCGCATCCCTGTCGTCCAGACATTTCTCTATCGCTCTAATTGTGTATGTGTATCCTTTGAGCGAATGGCTTGCGCCGATCTTATCTAATGTTTTTCTTAAAGCAATATTCGTTTGTTTATCCATGAATTCCTCCTGTTAATCTTTCCAATTTCATATTTTTGTTGGAAACTACCAGTTTGCCATGCTATTCTTCATCAGCGCAACCTCTTTCCAAGAACTTGTTGACGAAGTATATCTGACCTTTTCCTGTTACCTTGGTTGTCCGAGTAATTCTTACTGATCCATCCGGATTCTGCACGTTGCTTTCCTTTACCTCGAACAACCCCTGTTCAACATATCTCTGCTGTGGCATATTCTTCGATGAACCACATTTAATAAGGAAGTTATTCTCACGCAACCACTCAAACAACCGCTTCTGCCCTATCTGATAGCCGTTCTGGCAGATCAGCTTTGCCAAGTCTCCGATAAGAATTGATGTGTGGCTTGTTGCTACAGCATCAGCAAAGATTTCTTTCGGTTTCATCCTCTGATTTTCAGCAATCAGCCTTGTGTTGTTTTCCTTAAGGCTGTTGATTTTCTCGTCAGCCATCTTTAACGCTCTGGCAAATACCTGCTCTGGTGTGTTCCACGCCTTTTCCAAGTCGATAAGGTACTGGCGTACTGCTTTACCCTCTGGTGTTCTCTGAATCATGCAAATCTGCTTTGCCATGTCTACAGAAATATCAGCATCCTTTGATGGTCTACCGCCCTTTTCGGAGGTTTCGCTCAATTTTGAGCAAAAGTCTTTACCCTCTTCAAAGCCATATTCACACATTCTCGGGAACCAATCTTTGAATGCGGTTTTAATATGTAGCTGCTCGTGCAGTTCTCTTGCCGATACTGTCTGTGTATCAAAATTGACTTTCACTAACTCGTCCATTCCATCCAACTCCTTTCCGTGTTATAATCCTCCATAAGGAGGTGGTAACCATTAACAAATGTCCACTTAACGATTTTAGAGATTGCATCCGCAATTGTGCTTGGTATGTTTCCAGTTCTGATTGTTGTGCTGTTCATAAATTAAGTAATTTAAAAAGCATTAAAAATCTTTCAGAGCTAAAATCTATCGAAAGAAACATATCTAGCATCGAATCAATACTCAATCGGCATCAATCCTAATAATCGTTTCAGCGATACGGTCGATTTCGCCTGCAATGCGAATTTTTGTTTCCGTATCTGATGTTTTCTTACTTTCCTCTGCCAGCGTTTCGATTTGCTGGTAGAGGGTATCTTTTAATTCTTCAATGCTATGCAACATTCTTCTCCTTTCTATGTTATAATTCCCTTATCATCAAATAAGGGAGGTGTAATTTTGAACGATGAATATGTATCTGCCTACGCTATTGCTAAAATCTGTGGATATAACGGTTCTTTCAATGATTTCAAAATCAAGTACGACCAATACTACGAAGAAATCAATGAAGAAATTTCGGAAGAAGAACCAACTTTAGAAAAAGTATCTGCATCTACTAATCCTTTCCGTAGGCACAGCCCGTTCTAAAATATTTTGCTAACGGAGCAACGGCGTTGAGAACATTGATAGACAATATAATGTTTGTCTCATCAATTTTCTTTTCGCCATTAAGAATTTTGCTGTAATCGTCCAAAACATCAAATGCGACATGCTGCGCCATTTCTTCAATGTCAATATATCTTCCGTCTTTACGCTCAACAATCGTTGCTTTTCCAGATGAATCCAAAACAGAATATCTTGATTTTTCCAATGTTTTTACATCTCCTTTCTAGTAACTTTTTAAGTTACTTTCTTTGCAAAAAAAATATCCATTGGATTTTGGATGTGAAGGTTATCAATCATAACCTGAATTTCGTCGCTTCCAAAAACGCCCTTACTCATTCTCATATAAAATGTTTTTGGCGTAACTCCAATCATTTCCGCAACATCAGCCTGTGTTTTGCCATTTTCAGCAATAACGCCGCGAAGTTTGTTTGTATCAACCATCTGACTACTCCTTTCTAACTTCGTAACTTTTGAAGTTACTTTTATTATATTCCATTTTGGTAACTTGTCAAGTTATTTTTTTCTTGACGAGTAACTCTTTTGTGTTATAATAAAGTTACCAATAGGAAAGGAGGAAAACTCAAATGACAATCGGAGATAGGATAAAAAAGCAGAGAGAGCTTTTAGGTATTTCACAAGTAGAGCTTGCAGAGAAAATAAAAGTTTCAAAGCAAACACTATATAAATATGAAAACAACATTATTACTAATATTCCAAGTGATAAAATAGAAATTATTGGGAAAGTTCTTGAAGTTTCTCCATCTTATTTAATGGGTTGGGAAGATAATTTAGAAAACGCACCAGATATTCTTCCAGACCTTATGTCAGATAGTGAATTGCTGGATAACTTAAAAATGCTAATGAAACTTAGCAAAGAACATAGACAGACTATATTTGACAATATAACCTATTGGCATGAAAAAGAGGGGCACTAAATGCCCCACTTTTTTTTGAATGAAAGTATTGTGTTATATAAAAATTTCAAAAATCGCTCGTTGTCGCACTTAACGACCATTTCAGTTATTTTTTCCTTGTAAAACGCTGTTTCCTCATTGCACTCATTTTCCCCCATCTTATTCTCCTCCAATCTCTGCAACCGATAATGTTAATGTCATTATAGAACGTATGTTCTTTGCAGTCAACCCCACACAAAAAAATTACCATTATTTGCCAGTAACATTTGAGAGGGCAATGAATCGCCAAACATCGCCCTCTCTCCAGAACTTGAAGTGCCCTTATCGGACAATTTTATTTTACAAATTTTGCCAGCATTATTCAAATCATTTTGGTCGCAAGTTTCGACATAAATCGTATGATTTGTCACTTTGGGTCAACAAAAACGTCTGGGTTTTGAACAGATATAAAACACTGCTTATGCAGGTTTATCTGTAATAAGCTGACATATAGTAACTTGCCGTCGTGTCCACATCTCCATACGACGCAAAATCAAGCGATATCGTGGTACTTGACACCTTTACAGCAACACATGTTTTGTTTTCTGTAACTGGTGGATATACGTGACCACCAGTTATGCAATAATATGGGAGCTCAAAGTTTGGTAATGTATCGACATATGCTTTGGCGAGATAAAATGGTACTGTCAAACCTCTCTTATCGCCTTGACTATAGGCTGAATTAGGACGCACCAATATGAGCAACTCGTTGTACTCGTCAGGCAATGTTATGTCATTAGCTGTTCCACCAACGTTCGTTCCCGCGGAGTCACCGAGATGTTTCCAAGTTAAATTCGTATTTAATTGCGACAAAGCTTCGTTTTGCGAAGAAATCGCCCCCGTCACCGTCCCACCACCAATAGAAGATATGTTCGTGCTTCCAAGCATCTTATACAGATACCGCACGTTTTTAAACATCTGTGACACCTTGGCGAAAAGCGACGCGTGCTTTTCGCCGTTTTCCAACGCCGCAACGGATGTCCAAGCGCTTGCATCAGCATCCGGCGTGTCACTGCTTGCAAAAGCAACGGTTGTATCTGATGTATCTCCATCTTCTGCCAATGCGCCGATCTGCTCAGGTGTAAGATTAACATTTCCCTGCCGGTAGGTTTTCTCCTTGTTCCCTTTGATCCCCGTCACGCCCGATCCAGCTGTTACATCCCATTTCCCTTCGGATGTCCAGATGACGTTGTTACCCTTACCATAAAAAATACCACCACCGTCATTGAACCGATCATCTGAGGTAAAATCATCACTGATGTTGTACATCCATCCGTTTTTCATGCCGGATACCGGAAGATCCGCAAATGCTACCGTACCCATTGGTATAATGCCGTTAAGCCCCTGCGACACGCGCTTGACCTGCTCGTAATAATACTGTGCGTTATCCGTGTCCTCTCCCTCCCGGCTGCCGGTACCGCCAACAGCATAGCTTTCCGCCTTGGTTGCGCTTGCCGCCGCATCTGCCCGGCTTGTTTCTGCCTTTGCCGCTTCCACCTTAATCTTGGCAAGATAATTTGGCTCTAAGTGTTTTTCCTCGATGCTTCCTTCTTTCACGATTGCCGACACCTTACCATCCGTGCCAATGGTAAAAGCCACGGTATCCGTATCAAGAAACTCATACTGCGTAATCAGCGCCGACAAATCTATGTACTGTTTCGTGCCGTCGATCAAAGTCAGTATGATCTGCTGTGTAGTCGGGTTATAATTAAAGTTGACAGCAATTTTCTCCATCTGTGTGTCAATGGTAACTCTAGAGCCATTTTTCTTCGTAATGGTAATAATTCCGGTAGATTCCTCAAATGTCACATCTGATACAAGTGTAGCAACCTCTGTTTTTGTTGCCTTGGTTGTGTCAAGCGTAATCACACGGTCGTCAATGGTATCTGTGGCACTGTCCAGATTGTTGAGATTCGCTTCATTCAAAGGCGTTGCATCGCTCGGGTAATTCTCCCAGTTGATACGTTTATATGCTTTATTCATGATCCTCACTCTCCTTTTTAAGATTTTCCTGCATCTGCTCCCGCTCGGCGATAACGTGCCGGTTTGCTTCCGCTTCTACCTGGTGCAAAATATCCTTAAGTACCAGATGCTTAACCTCAATCGGAATATCAACACTTGCATTGATAAAATTGATAATGTCATTCTCAAACTCACGAATTTTTGCATTGACCATTTTCTCATTCTACTTTCTTTTTTAATTCTTCTAGTGCCTCTTGCTGTAACTGTACTGCAGCGATCAGATCAGCGATCAGTTCCGTTTTGTCAAGCGCATAATAGGTATTGCCATCCGGATCTGGATTCTCGGAGCAGATCGCCCAGTCTTCATCTCCAATCGCAGTCAGTACCTCCTGTGCAATCAGACCATGCCGGTAATGTCCCGCGGCGTCATAGTTATAAATAAAGCGGCACGGACGCAGAGACTGTATAAGCGCTGCGCTTTTTTCCCGATCAAGAGATTCTATACCGTGTTTTAGTCGCTTGTCCGAATAAGATTCCCACCCGTAGGATGAGATTCCTTTTCCGGTCGACAACATCTGTGCAATCGTATTGGCTGATGTATCACGCACTGCTACTGCCGAATAGCTGGCTGTGAGTTCCCTCGTATCTGCTACTGACTTCAATCCATCTGTTCCCATCTGCACAAGAGTGCCTTCCCGTTTCAATTCAACCAAGTTGTCCGTACTCTCTGTCGCGTCAATGTGCACATACCCGCCGGTCATCTCCACAGATCCCCTGAGTTCCAACAAATCAGCTCTAATCTTTAGTCCCTCTGCTGACTGGTTAATTTCCGAAACGACACTGTCTCGGGAAACTTTGCTTGTGATCCCCTCTGCATTAATTTGTATTGCCGCCGCAAGCTGTCCCTCTTTTTCTGTTGCCCGTTTTACCTCTGCAGTAATGCTTTCTGCTGTCTGGGTTATCTTTGATGATAATGTTCCCTCTGCATTTGTTGCCCGGTTGACCTCCGCAGTAATGCTACTCGCATTCTGGTTAATCCTTGATGATAAACCATCTGTGGTATTCTTTACTTCTGAACGGATTTCTGTGGCTGTCTGTGTGATCTGTGACTGCAAACCTTTTTCTACATCAACGATTGTCGATTTCGTCTCCTCAATTGAGCGTTCCAGAGTGTTGCTCTTGCCTTTCAGCTGCAATATGCTCCGCTGTATTCCGTTGACCTTACTTGTCCGGTACTCTTCCCCGTCCGCTTCCAGATCATCACGCAAAGCCTGTATGCCTTTCAGCGTGCGCTTTAGGATGTAAGTCTCGATCAGTTCATATTTTGTAGCCAGCCGTACCGCATCTCCGGCTTCAAGGCATGGATTTCCTTTGCAGTCAGCACTAAATGGTCTGTATATAATTCCTTTTATCTTTGATAACGTTTTTTCTCCAATTTCGTTTAATTCCTTTGTCCCTTTCCCATAAACAAGGAAATTTCCCTCGATCACATAAGTGTTTCCGCCATCACCTACAATCACTCCTATATCATTCTCTTTTTCACGAATTTGCAGTTTGTCAATCGTTCTGACAATATAATCTTCATATTGCGCTGAAATGTACTGGCTTTTACTTATGCTGGTGCTCTTTGGATTTCTAGGGTAAAGATCATCCGCCGGGTAAAGATCATCCGCCGGATAAAGCCCCTGCATCTCTTGAGTTAAGTACACATAGCGAAACTTTCCAACGCGTCCGATATTTCCCATACAACCGTTAATTTCAAGTATACAAAACAAAACCTCTTTTCCGCTTATGGCTTCGCCTATCGTGCTTTTCTCTGCGGTATCTGAACTTCCGCTACTTGATGCTTTCACTTCTACAGTTTTTTCAATAATCATTTCATCATTTACAAGAGATACTTCTTCCTGTTCCACTCCAAAATGATTAAAAAAGCTATCTCTGAATTGTTTGAGCGTTACCTTGCTATCTTTTTGTGGAAGTATCTGATTGTACCAATCAGTAACATCAGATGATAAAATATCATACAAAGCATCGTAAGCTACCACATCCCGGCACGTCCGATCTGCCGTAGGTGTGTCAGAATAAACCTTGTATCTTCCTATTTGGAATGGTTTATCTTTGTGACCATCAAGAGTCAGCTTTGCAGTCAACCACTTGCCTTTCATTGGCAAGAATACATTGGAAACCGTGAATTTAATCATCCCGGCTTCACATGCCCCGAATGTTAATTCAGATTCCGAACACAAGCTTTCTGTCAATTCAAATTTTTCTTGGTGTAGTTCGGTGTTTGTGATATTGATTTTCCCATCATCAGATACGATGTTTAACTGTTTGTCTACGCTGTCCTTTAAAAACAGGCTTGAATATTGGTAATCAACCACCGTATACACCCCCTATAAATGCCAGTCTTGCAGAGTTGTAATGAATTTGACCTCCATAAGTCCCATATATTGTAGGTTGAAAATCTGCCATGTAACCATACTGTGTTACATAATCGTCATATTCCGGTATGTATGCCGTGATATAGCAGGCTCTTCCGGTCGCATCAGTAAACTGCTGACGGATTTTACTTATAATGGCATTAAATTCCGTGTTTGTAAGCATAGCCCGTGTTTCAAACTCAACTTTTAACGCCTTTAATTCCACGGCATTTCTATGTAGATAGCCGTTGGCATCCGTATAATCGTCTAAGTCCTGCATATTCACATATGGGCTATATGTCTCCGGTTTCATAAAAGACATTGGTACTGTGTAATTTCCAACCTTTAACAGCCATCCGCTGTACGCCATGCCGAACACCTCCAATCAAATTTTCTTTTCAGTTTTGCAAATATGAGCACCGTTATCATCACTTGAAAATAAGATTTCAGTTTTTCCGTCCGGCAGAATATCCGCCACGACGCAATTATTCGGATTTCCTATTGGTGTGCGACTTTCCGGGCACTTGCTCCAGTCTATTGGTTTATATTTTTTCATGACTATTCTCCTAAAAATGAGTATAAAAATAGCACCTACCACCAATTTGATAGATGCTGCTTTTCTTTCTTTATCTATTTTGTGATTACTTCAATATTGGGCGCTTTAATCAAAATTTTCTCCGACGTGTGAGTTACTTCCGTGTTCCCATATGTAATCTTGATTTCCTGTTTTTCCATATATACCTCCTATTGAATTTAAAAATGAAAAGAAGCGCATCTCTGCGCTCCCTCTTATATACCCGCTTTCCCCAGCCTTTCCCAATCTGCATCCCTAGTACATTCATCCTTTTTCTTCAATAAGTTTTCGTTCTCTTTTTCCAGTTTTTCTATTTTTATTTCCAATTTCTTTTTCTCTTTTTTCAATGCAATATTCTCTTTTTCCAAATCGTCCGCACGAATAAGCGCGTTTGACTCCCGATTAAAAAGATCAGTATTGTGCGCCTTTAATGCATCTTTTTCTTTATTTAACTCTCTTATTTCCCATTTGTAATTCTTTTTATCTTGCGTCATCTTAATTTTCAATTCTTCTATCGTTTGATGTGCTTTATTCAACTTCTTTTTGCACTCATTTAGTTCTGATTCAGACTCCCTATTCTCCATCGTAATTCTCCACATATTAAATCCAAATTTATATGAAAGTGTAGCCACAATCATTACATATAATTTTATTTATTTCATATGTTTGATCTTTTCTCAAAATCTTTTCCTTTTTATTTACTAAAGTAAACGGTTTAAATGGATTTAGATTTGCAGTGTATCTTGTCTTTGTTTTGCCTGGTACAAATTTTTGCTCCGTATAATGAGAACAATTTTCGCTCCCACATCTTGGACAGTAAACCTCTTTTTTTTCTCCGAATAAAGTATATTTATATATACCATTAAATCCCGTGTTTTGAGATCTTTCAACAGAATTTCTTAAGAATAATTTTCCAACACCTGTAATCTCTGGCTCTTTTGGGCGTTCCCACCCTCTATCATTTTCGTTTTCTTGTTCGTATGATTTATAAAATTCACTTTTCCCCGCAGACATTTCATTGTTTTCGTATTGTTTCAACGGAAATCCGCAATTGATACACATTTCTGCTTTGTCTGAAATTTCTTTTCCACATTCAGGACATTTAATCAACGCCATAAATTTTCCTCCCGCCACTTGTAATAAAATGAGTCTACCACAAGTGGCGGTATTTGTCATTAGAAAATATATGCTTCTCTTCCAGTTCTGTTAAAATAATCTTTTGCATAATTGCGAGCACTTTTTCCGATCTGGTCGGATGTAATCCCAAATTCTTTTTCCAAAATTCCTTGAAGCAACTGATTTTGCTGTCTTAGCAATTCCATTTCCTGTTGCGCCGTACTGTACACTGCATCTCGAATACCGGTAATTTCCTGTCCACCGGCAACCGCTGTTTTCCCCCCGACAGTTCCCAGCATTTCTGCCCGTCCATTTTCTCCTGCCATAAACATACTGTACTGGCTCGGGAATCCTCCGGCGGCAAAAGTAGGAATCTTTCCAAGATTTATACTTCCGGCTCCAACAATCTGCTTTCCAGCAATGTTTACAGCATCCCACGAAAAAGAAAGCTTTGAGTTCATCCAGTTTGCAAATCCGTTCCATATGTGCTTTACAGCGGCTATAGCATTATTCCATGCATTTTTTAATCCATCTGAAATACCACTAAATGTCCACTTGTCTGTTGTAAACTTTGGAGCAACATCTTGATTCCACCACTTATAGAATCCGGTGTTTTCCCACCATCCAGTAAATTCCTCCCACTTTTTAGATAGACCTTTTCTTATGCTTTCTCCAAGATTTTTCCATGTATCTTCTGTAAACCATGGAGAAACTTTCTCGTTCCACCAAACGGCTATACCTGTGTCACTCCACCATGTAGAGAATTCCTCCCATTTAGTCGAAAGACCTTCTTTTATTCCGTTTCCTATTTCAAGCCAATGATCTTTAGTAAACCAAGGCAAAATATTTTCTTGAATGTATTCAGATGCTTCATTCCACTTTTCTTCTATTTTACCTTTTATTTCTCCTATTTCTGTCTGTATTGAGAGCTTTTTTTCTCCCCAATATTCCTTTACATCTTCCCACCATGAAGAAACATCCTCTAAAGTTGTTGTTAATTTATTGCGAACGGGTAGTTCAACATCTAATCCCCACCATTCTTTTACGTCGTCTTTAAACCCAGATATTTTTTCTCTCAAGTTTGGAAGAACAACTTCTGCTCTTAAGTCCACATTATCTAGACCATTTATTTGTTTCCACTCATTTATCCATGCTTTTAAATCAAAGCTACTTGGAACTTTTAGGCTGTCTGGAACATTATTATTGAAATCGTTTAGCGCCTTTTGGTATTCATCTAAAGATGCATAATCTTCTTTTTTCGGCATCTTAATGTTTAAGTCAACTCCGTCTGAATAACGATCAAGTATTCCTTTTTGGCTTAAAATCCCACCTCCATATGTATTTATCCACTCAAACGGATTTATAAGCTGTTTTAAGCTTTCCTGTAAATATTGTAAAAATCCACCATCTTTATATGCTTTTACTAGATTTTCTGCATCTTTTTTTATACTGTCTTTTCCAATAGTAAAAGTTAATGTCCCAGCTGCAACGGAAAGTGAAATCGGAACTATATAAGAAAGAATTGACTTTACTGACTCTTGTCCAAACGCCGCCACAAACTTCTCACTAATCAGTTTTCCTATCGTTTCCTTAAGAATTTTACCTGTAAGAATTTTACCTGCATACTTAAGTGCAAATGCTCCAATAATAAGAGATATTGTCTCAAGATCAATTTCACTCAAAAAATCTGTTACACCATTCCATACTTCTGACCACTTGATATTTCCAATTGCTGTTGTAATAGTGTCATATATTCCATGAACCCATGTATTGATTGTTCTACCAAGTGCCGAAAAATCAAACGTTTCAAAGAAGCGATTCACTCCTGCGGCAATGGAATCTCCCAGATTTGTCCAGTCAAATTCTTCTCCAAATGACAAAGCTGTATAAATTGCTGTGTTCAGCGCACTTGCAATCGTCATGCCGACATCTCCGAACAATCTTGGTGTAATAAGCCCATTAAGGAAATCTGCCAGCCCTTTTCCAAAGTTTCTAGCCTTGGAATAAATTCTATCCCAGTCAATAGATTCCATGGCATCTGATAACGCATCGCTGATATATGCCCCAAGTTCACGCAAACTTCTGATCTGACTTTCATAGTCCTTGAAAATGGTATCTACCTGTACCAGCCCACCGGACGCACCACCTCCGGATGCACCACCACCGCCGGAACCACCAGAACCAGATCCGCTTGAATTATCCGGAGTGGTAATCAGATTCAATTCGTCAAAGGCTCTTAAGCCCTTATTCATCTTTTCAACGTTCTTCGCTGCCTGTCCTGTGCTGTCCGCTATATCAGCCGCGCTCCCTGCTGCATCAGACCAATCATCTGCCAAACCACCGGAAGAAATCTCAAATTTCCATCCGAAGATTGATCCTAACGCATTGGTTACTGTCGTTGCAAAAGCAATAACTTTCTGCATGACTGCATTAAGAGTTCGTACAAACGGTTTAAAAGCGTTAATCAGTGCGCCACCGATAATAGCCGCAAGCTGTTCAAATGACTGCTTAAGGATTCTTACCTGGTTTGCCCATGTGTCTGATGTTCTCGCAAAGTCTCCTTGCGCCGCGGCTGTATTAGCCATAACATACTGATACCGGAGCATGGTCTTTTCTGCCTGCGTCATAGACGAAATGTCGGCATCCAATCCCTGCTTCATAGCCCACTCTTTAAGGGTAGCCTGTGTGAGGTCAAGACCATATTTTCTTAAAGGCTCTGTCTCTCCGGTAAATACTGCCTGCAGGTTTCTTGCAACGTCAGACTGTTCCATATCGTAGAAAGAAGCCATATCCGCAGTCAGCTTTGTAAGCTGTAGCGACATGTCAGCCATCTTTCCTTGTGAAAATCCCATGGCTGTACCCATAGCTTGGAATCGGCTTGCCACCTGTTTAGCGGTCAACTCTGACATGCCAAAATCCTGTATAGATGTTTTTGAAAAGTCCTGTATCAGCTTCTCATAATTGCCGAATGTGGTGCGTACAACGTTCTCAACCTCTGTCAAAGAAGATGAAATGTCGATTGCATCCTTAATCTTTGAAAAAGCACGAAATAACAGCCAGTATGATGCGTACAGCTTTCCGAACGCTGCAGCAAGGCTAAAGCTGCTACTCTTCGCCTTGGTCGCAGATCCACTAAAAATGTTTAAACTTTTTCCGAGAGATGTTGCTGCTCTACCGGATGATGCGCCTGTTTTTGCCAAATTTGCAAGCGCTTCTGTCATCCGGATGATGTTTGCGCTTACGTTAGGCGCTTTTGAAAGCGTCTCAAACAGGTATTTAAGGTTATCTGCAAGCAAAGGTATGTTATTTACTGCCCTGCCGCTCGCAACGCTTCCTAACCTTGATATAGATGTCACAAGGCTGCTCATGTTTGTCATATCAAATTTCAGTTCGCCGATTTTATTCATCTGGCGAACAAAATTCTGTAGTTGCGCTGATATTTGCGGTAAATTGGCTGTCGCCTGCGTAGAAATCTTACCACCAAGTCTGCTGATACTTCCTATCAGATTGGTCAAACCTGTTGTATCAAAGTTAAGTGACCCTACGCTGTTCATTCCTTTGACAAAATAAGCAAGGTCATCCTTAATTTTAACTAGATTGCTTGTTCCTACAGTAGCCAAAGTTCCGCCCATTTTAGACAGAGCAGCCGCCGTATTTAAAATGCCGCTGGTATCAATCGTTTTCGTATCTTTCATTCCTGCAGCAAGATTTTTCATTGCCGCAGATACACCGTAGAAAGATGATGTGTCTATATTTGAGAATTTGTTTAATGCGGTGGCAAGTGATGTAATCTCTTTTGATTTTGCACCCTTAAACCCTGTTGCCGCGTCAGACATGCTTCTAATTCCAGATGCTATGTTTGAAAGTTTACTGGTATCAAATGATAGACTTTTTCCAAGACTATCCAAACTTGATGCAAGTTTATCAATGGAATCACTCGCTTTTGCAGAATCAGCCTTAATTTTTATCTGTAATTCATCAATATCTGCCATGACCGCACCAACTTTCTACACATAATAAAAAGACGGTAGGCTGTGACACCTTACCGTCCTTGATTTTTTACTGAATCAAAATTTTCTGCCCTACATAAATTTTGTTTGGGTTCTTGATCCCGTTATCTTTCTGCAATTTTGCAACCGTTACATTGTTTTCTTTTGCGATCTTTGAAAGTGTATCGCCGCGTCGTACTGTATACGTTGTCTTTTTATCTGTAGACTGCACAGAAGCATCCGTTGATCGAATATCTCCATCGTTGCACCAGCCTACCGCAACTCCATTTTTTGAAAAGCAATATGGATTGTGCGTACCCGCTTTGATTCGCGTAATCGTTCCGGAAGCATACTTGATGATCGCATCTCCAATACCAGCCGTGGAAGATTTGTAGTAAGAAGAAACCGTGATTTCCTCTCCAACCTTATGAAGTGTATTTTCTGGCTCCGGCATAACATTTACCGTGTCTACCGCTACATACAGTTCATTCAGATCGACGCATCCAGAAACACCGGCTACAAATCCCTTTGAACTGTACTGCCATCCGTAAAGTTCATGAAGAATATCAGGCTTCTTGTCTTCTGGTGCGTCTGCCGTAATCATCATAGGCGTACTGGAAGGGTATCTTGCGACCCAAAACGGGCAATCAATATGCTCAAGATATGGCTTGATATAGCTGTTGTAAAAAGACAGACCCGTGTATACACCAAATTTGCACCCTGCGGCTTCAATGATCTTCTGATATTCATTGATAATAGAGACAATCTTATCGCCAATATTCTGCTGGCACTTATCCTCTACATCCAGCCACACCATCACATTTCTTCCGGCAAGAACTTCGATCACTCTTTTCGCATCGGTCTGTGCCTTTTCTGCGTTGGTTGCGTAGCTGTAATTATATACGCCCTGCACTGGAACGCCAGCTTCTGTTGCTCCTGTCCAGTTTGCTTCAAAATACTTGTCCGGCTGCAAATCTTTTCGGATTACTTTCAAAATGGCAAATTCAACGCCGTTCTCTGCTACTTTTGACCAGTTAATATTTCCATTGTACCCGGAAACATCAATACCTTTAATTTTCATGTGGCACCTCTTCTTTCTTTGGGTGGCTCAACTCATAATTTGATTGCATAATTTTGAGTTTTGCCACAAATAATTCTCTTTGTTTCTGAATTTCCTCTTCTGTCATTTCAGAATCGTTTAACAAACTATGCTCTGTGATAGGCTTGTCTACATACTTTGATTTAGCTTTTTTACCAGCAAGACAATGTTCTACTGCCACCGATACCGCTGACAATCCATATGTTCCAAACCACATCCACATATCATTGTCTTTTTGCTTCTTCTCTAAGTTGTAAACGTCTGCATATGGCTTTAAATCAGCCGGACAAGACGTGTCTATGTCATGCACAGTAAATCCGTACCCCTTTGTAACTAAAAGCCAAAACGGGCGGATTTCCGCGCAATACGTTTCCCATGTAAGCTCTCTCTGTTCTTCTACTTTTTCCTCGGAGTTTTCTTCTCCACTTCTTTCTGCTCTGCTTTGAGCAGTTTTGATAAAAAACCGTTTTCAAGTAACTCTGCTAAAAGTGCATTGTAAAGTACATGAACATCTGCATCTTCTCCGTCAAAGTAGTCATCCAGCATGGCATATACTTTTCCAAGCTGCTGTTCCTTTTCTTCTTCAGTTTTCAAGTTGTATCCAAGCTCCTCTTTGTGAAACTTCTGCGCGCCTACAAGGATTAACTCCGGAATGAATAAAAGGATTTCGTCAACCGCTTCAATATTTTTCATCTGGTCTAATTTTGCTACTTTCTTGATAATTCCGCTTTTTACTGTTGCTTCATATCCGAATTTGATCTGTAACTCTTTCTCTCCAAGCTTTAATTTTGTCATATTCTTTCCCTTTCTCCCTTTTTATAGGGAAAGGGCAGTCCGAAGACCGCCCTATTCTTTTACACTGTTCCCTCAAGTTCCGATTCGGTTGTCTGATTATCGTCAGCCGATTCAACCGAACTATTCGACTGACGTGTTATTCCCCCGGTGTAAACGCCACGGCCGTGTCCATTCCCTTGTATTCCTCAATGGTAAGGTTCATTTCAACCGTCAAAAGCTCATTCTGACCAATCTCCGGCTGCGGTATCTGCTCCGGTGGCTGCGCAACAACAAAAAACGCATCTGCAAATCCTGGAATAATGGTTTCAAACCACATTCTTTTCCCATCGGTAAGCGCTTTGTACGCCGTGATAAGTGCTTCCCACTCTTCTTTTGTGGCGTCTGTAAGGTTTACCGTGATAGGGAATGAACCGCCTGTATCTGCGCGCCCCTTTACATATCTGGTAATTGCATCCTCTAAAGCGGATGCGTCGATCTGTTCCGGCTCAATGTTAATACCGCCGATTGCGTTAATTCTTGTAAGCTGTTTAAACGATGTAGGCTTTGTTCCGGCTGTCGCTTCTGTGCCATAGCCAAACGTAATTCCTAACGTAGACAATCCTGCTGCTGCCATTTTTACCTCTCTTTCTACCGCCAAATAATGCGGTTATCAGACGTATCTCTTTGCGCCCGGTGCATAAAAAATAGAGCCTTTCGGCTCTTTTACATCAATCTGTCGTTGGCTCCGATTATCCTCCGGAACCTTGCAACGCTTCTAAATTTTTTTTCGCTGTCGTTTTTAAACTCCGGCATTGCTGTAATTTGAAATCGCATCTGCTTAAAGGCATCGGCTAAAATAGCCATAATCCCTTTTGCATCGCTCTGCTTTGTGTTTGTAATAACGTCAACCTGTATTGTTTCCTGCACTGCATTTACGGATGTTCCCTCTAAATCTGCCCCTCGTTCAAGCCCCGGCATCTCGTGAATGTAAATAGTCGGGAAAACAGGGTCTTTATCAAGGTTCTTTTCAACCGTTGTAAACGCAGCATCAAAGTTCATCCTTTTGTATTTTTTCTGGAGTTTTGGTTTGGCTATCGTTACAACATTGGAAAAAATGTTTGTTTCAAGGTCAAATACCCACTGGTTGCCTGCCATTATCCAAACACCTCCTTCGCTGTCTGTGTAACAATCTGACGCAACTCATTTGCGGTCAGATACATAAATGGTCGGCTTGGCATTCCCTCTGTAAACCACCAATCGCCATTGTCGTCCTGATAAAACCATCCATATCTTCCATCTGAAATCTGATGGATAGTTTTTCCACTTGCGTACTGCCACGAAACACCCTCTGGCAGTTTCCCAGGATAAGGACTTTGCTGTCCCACAATTCCGGTTCCAAACTCAACAAATGCGGCATGGTCTGTACCGGCTATTACCGCCCATATCCCGCCGCCCTTAGTGCTCCCTTCATATTCCGCGTGAACACTAGAAATGAGTTCCGATGTAAATATTGCGTCAAGGTCAGCAATTTGCACTCTGGCAATCTCTACGCCCTTTTCCGCGAGTTTTTCTGCCAATAGCTGGCACTTATATGTCAAGCTGTTTTGATAGGCTCTAAGCTCTCGTATGGCGTTCTGAACAGACTTTTCAGACAGGCTTATTGTGATTACTTTCTTTCCCATTCAGCACCTACTTCACATTTTTTTGCAATAAGAACAAATCAACCGTCAATCCCTCGTCTGCGACACCTTTTACGATGTAATCAGCCGAATTTTCGTCAACGATTGTATTCTCTTCATCTTTGTACCTTACATCTGACCGTTTCCATACCAAAGAGCCGACGCTCAATGGAAGTTTCCCTTTGTCCTCGACAATCTGAACAAAGTTTGTGGAATTGTCAACGCCAAACTCTTTTATAAGTGCTTCACTCAACTTATTGCTGATTGAAGAATAAAAAACCACAGGCTTCTCATAACCTGTGGTATACTCTCCGGTTGTTTTCGGTATTTTGTTTCCATATTCATCGAGGTAATAAATTACATTTCCATCTGAATCAGTATATGAAGAATATTCGATGTTTCCATCCTCGTCCGTCACATACACCGGAACCTTTCCGCTCTGTAGCGAATAATTCATTTTTTGCTTGTTAATTTCAAGCATTTATCTTCACCGCCTGCTTGTAAATCTGATTTACACCAGTGCTTGAAAGCCCCGATACAATACCGACTGCTATTGCGTTGAGAACATCTACTGCCGGGAAATCAGGTATTACATACATACCTATAACACCTAAGATACCGCCTGCAATGCCTACGATTATAGGAATAAAGTTATCCTTAATCTGTGGAATTGCCTTGGCTCCTAAGCCTATCAGATATGTAATTACAACGATTGCAACTACTGTTGATACCTGTGTAAAATCCATTATTCTTTACCTCCTGCCTTGCCTAAATGTAATGCCTGTATTTCGTTATACATCTTAGTTACCATGCCATTGCCACCTAATGCGTGATATGCGTTGTACATCTCAATAAAGTTGTCATACGCATAAGATGGAATTTCGCCAAGCTTCATGTACTTATCATGGTATTCGATAAGTTGTACTCGCAAAAGCAGCATAGTTCCTTTGCTATTGGCGTCCTTATCTTTTTTCTGTTGTTTCAGAAGCCAAACTATGTAACCAAGCAATATTGGTAATACTACGGTGTAAGTTTGTAATAAAATTTCCTTCATTTTATATCTCCTGCAATTAGAATATGGCACACCGCCCACCACCGCTCAATGTGTGCCGCCTGCTACGTTTTGTCGACGTCGACAAAACGTAACGCACAATCTTCTAAAAAACTGATAATTGCTTTGCAAAAAACAGATTCCTTTTCTACTCATGGCAGATAGGTCACAAAGATTTTACAAACGGGAATACCCCTACGAACAAGCTTTCCCTGTCTTTCCAGCTACGGCTTACGCCGTTTTCTGAATAACTTGCCATATAGGCTTCTCCTGCCTGTGAATGGTCGTACACGGCTAAATTGACGATTACATCCTCAAACTGTTTCAAGTCTTCGGATATTTTTTCATCCGTGTAGCTTTTCGGGTAATTCCGCTTGCTTACCACTTCATTTCTTGCCTGCTTGATAAGCTGTTCGATGTAAGGATTATCTTCTTTCTGGTCGAACACGACAACATCAGAAGTAACACCATCTTCATCCGTAACGGTTTCAATATGAAATTGTTTCAGTCTGATTTTGACCTGCTCTAATGTTGTATATTCGTCCATTCTTCCCTACCTATAATCCGAACTGCTCGATCAAAATGCGTTTCAGTTCCGCTCCACTGATTTCTTCTGCACCCTCGATCCCATGTTCAGCGGCAAGTGCCTGTAAATCAGCAGTGCTCATTCTGTTAATCTCTGTCTTGGTGTACTCGCCAGAAGATTTCTCTCCCGGAACAATGTCCGGGATTTCATCTCCTGCTTTATACCATCTTCCATTGCGCTTTACTGTATATTCAGCAATCATACCGCACCTCCTACGCAACTTTCATGACAACAACGCTGTCCATGCCCTCAAAAGTAGGCAATCCGATCATTGACACAATGCAATGCGTGTTGATCGGATGATTTGTTGCGTATGTATATACCGAAATGCCGGTTTCTACAATAGAAAGGTTTCCGTCTGTTAAACTTCCGCTTCTCTCTTCCGGTGTCTTTCCAAAGACATAATCTCCAAGGTACACGCCGGATGCCTGCGCTGAAATAACTCCTGTAGGAATAAAATATTTGGTAGCACCGTCTGCAGGGTCGATGTAAAGTTTGTCGTAAACTTCAATCTCGATGCCGTATCCTCTAAGATACTCTGTAACCTGCCCCTGCTGTAAGCGAATACCGCCATTGTAAGCAGTAATTCCAAGCACCTGTTTCTTTGTGTCCTCCGCCTTAAGGACCATTTCCCATGTTTCTGTATTCATGCTAAAGCGTGCAAGGGAATATCCTGTTTTCTTTGCAAACTCACGTTTAATCTCGATAAGGTCGTCAAGTGGCGTTGCTGTTTCGGATGCAGACCATTTATCGGTATCGCTTCCGGAGATATCCTTGTAATGGTCTCTCTTGTGCGCCACTCCATTGTCCGAAGTATAATCCACATAGTAGCTTTTTCCGCCAATTGTTACCTGTACTCTTGGAATACCATCAGATGGTGCTAATAACTGCCAAATCTGGCGTTCCGGCACTACTCTTGCTCCTTCAATAAGCATCATCGGTTTTTTGCTGATTTCTCTAAGCACCTGGTTTGCCATGTTGGAATTTTCTGCCGACTGGTAATTTGCATACTTCTGCTCTTCACGCTCTGTTACCATGTAAGATTCACGGTAGAACGGCATCTCGTTCTGAATATTCGAAAATCCACCGACATCTCTTAACTCTGCCTGCGCATCAAAATTGGATGCCTTTAAGGATACCGGAAGACCGTTTTTCCCTTTGATAAATCTAAGTTCAAGGCTGTCCTGTTTTCTGGTTCCAAATTTCTGTCTACCTAAGTAAGGTGCAGAACCAAGCGTTTTTTCATAATTATTCCACATAACCCCAAGACTTCTTGCGGTAAATGCTTCTGCTAATGGTAATGCCATTCTCTAATACCTCCATTTTTTAATCAAAAAAAGTAACACGCGGTGTTGCTGCTTTTGCAGTTGCTTCCACGGTCACTCCGTTCGCTGTTACCTTTGCGCTGTCAATAGAACCCTGATATACATAAGTTCCAGGCGCATCTCCCATTGTTACGTCAACATCTTCCAGAAGATACCCTTTGCAAGATTCGTCATTGCTTGGGAACGGTGTCCCTGCCTTTGCAATCTTCTTTCCGTTTGCATCGGCACTTGACACCATTGTCTGCGGAACGATACACGCCGCACCCTCATAAGGAAAAAATTTTAAAATTCCTTTACTCTGTGTAAAGTCTCTTTCAATCGGTTTTCCCATAATTTACCTCCTATAAAACATAATGGTCTTTGGCTTCTGCACTTTCTGCAGGTTTGCCAAAACTGATTTTTTCTGCGTTCTCTACGTCCGCAGTTTTTTTATTTTCTCCACCTGCAGTACCGCCGCCCGGATTTTCAGAATTATTTGCAATCTCCTGTTCCTTTGCCTGCGCTGCCGCGGTTTCCTTTTCGGCTGTAATCTTTCCAAGAGCGTCATAATCAAGGCTTCCATTATCCTTGACAACGGATTTTGCCTGCTCTGCATTGATTTTTAACTTTTCCATCAATGCTTCGCGCTGGTCTCTAATGGCGTTTTTCTTCTGCATATCTGCAATCTGCTGATTTGCTGTCTCTAACGCCTTGTTTGCTTTTTCAAGTTCCGTGAGGTTTCCTGCTTCCATTTCATCCAGCTTTTTCTGCAACTCATCTGCGCTGTCTGCCTTTGCCTTAAGCTCTGCTGCTTTTGCCTGTTCTCTCTGTACGGCACTGCCGTAATCAGCAATGATTTTTTCAACATTTTCCTCACTGATACCCATTGCAATTAACTCTTCTCTTTTCATTGATTACCTCCGATATGTCTTTACGAATTTTTGCGGTGCAACGACACCGAATGACACTGTTGTTTTTTACGCTCACAACTTTGCGAATTTTTATAAAATAAAAACAGCCGCCGATTACTCGGTAGCTGTCTTATTTTGCTGTTTATTTAATTGATTTACAATTTCCTGTGCTTTTTGTTCCTGCTCTTCTGCATCATCAATGGTTTTCCACAACGCATCTATATATGGCTTAGACAAGAGGAATGTCTTTTCAGCATCTCCCCAAAGCCCCACCGTTTTAATGGCAATAAGAGGATGTATGCCGCACTCTAAAAGCTGATATAGTGTTTGCGACTTTGTATACATATTGTCTTGCGGGCTATGATTGATTTGCACATCAAAATCCCTCATTGACAATTTCAAATCCTTGTCCTTAACGCGTATTACATTTAAGACAACTTTTGCAAGTCTCTTCTCTGCCGATTTCACAATTGGGTCTTTTAATTTTGCTCTTGTCTTTGAAAAATCCCATCCAGCCCTTAATGATACTGCTCCTTGTGTATCTCCTCCAGAGTTTTGGGACTCTCTGTTTGGTATTGCTAATATTGCCAAGGCATTGTCCCACAAATCATCTTTTGCCACCTGACACTGGCTCTGATTTAGTTCCTGCGTCATAATCTCAACATCGGCTTTGTTATCCTTGTTATTGGACTTTACCGTCAAAGCATGGCTCATTTTCATCTCTTCAAACGTTTTTGGGTCGATTTCACAGTTCACAAACTTAACCCAGTACTGAACAAACTGCTCAATTCCATCCATTCTGTTTGACTGCATATTGTTTATGGCATCCAAAATACCTATGACAAGCTCAATATCAGAAATTCTCTCATGATTATTTGGAAACTCAACAATAGGTATACTTCCAAATGCGTGCAATTTCCATTCAGAAACTACTCCATTTTGAATTTTGCATGAATAATTGTCTGTATAGCACAGTTTGTACCATCTTCCATCCTCGTCCTTAAGCTCCTGTACAGCAATCAACGGTTCTTCCGTGCTCCGATTATAAATAACGCACGTATTCATCGGAGTAGGAGCAACAATCTGAAATGGTATTTCTCCATTTGCAAATCTCACCGCCTTGAAAGATGTTCCGGTTGCTGACTGCCATTCACCAGCTTTAATGTCCTTTTCCTGTTTATTCGCATCCACAAGGTAATCATTCAGCGCATCTACTGCCCGATTAATTTTATCATCATCTTTTCGACTGATAAACTGGATTGGCTCACCGTATGTTTGGCCTACTTTGAACTGAACAATCTCATACGCATGATTTTCTACTATTTTGTTTGTAATATCAGCATTTTGTACCTTTAATCGGTATAAAATCGGCTGATCTCCTTTGTAATACCGCCATAGGTATTCTATGATAGTTTTGTTGTAATAATAATTTCCGATGCAGTCTCCCACCACCTTGACAATATTGTCTGCTGTGATGGTTTCAACATCAGTATATAAAATTTTTCGCCCATAACAGCCCTTAACAAGATCTTGGAGAGATTTATTATTCATAATTGGCTCCTAAATAAACGTCATCCCACTGGATGTTGACCGGCTTGGAAGAGATTTTAATTCCGTCTTTCCATTCTCCGGATAAAAAACAACTTTCTTGTGGCATTTTCTACATTCCACAGAAATGTTCATTGTTGAACGCCCATCGTGCGTGGCAACTTTTCTTCCACACCGCGGGCAATATATTGTTTTTGGTGTATATACCATAAAGTCCTCTTTTCTTTGCAAAAGAAAAAGCACCGGAGATTTCTCTACGATGCTTTTCTAAATTGGGGGAGGTGAAGTATTCAACTTTTGTTGCTTTCTTCGATTATAACTATATCATTTTTTCAATATGACATTCTATGACATTTTACAAATAAGTTGCTCCATATTTTTGCTCAAATTTTTTTAATGCAATTCCATGAAGCCTTATTGTTTGTCTCCAAGAGTAATTCATTTCGGTTGCAATAACATCAAATGTCTTTTTTTCTATGTACTTTGAAAACAACACATTATAGACATTCTCATCTTCCATGCTGTCTATCTGACTGACAATCTGATCTCTTTTAATAATATAATCATCAACCAGTGCATCGATCTTCCTTTCCATTTCATCAATCTTTGCCTGCTTCGCTCCTATCCTGTCAAAATTTGGGGTTGTCATTACTTTTTCTTCATTTGTAATTGACGATATGCTGCATGCCAGCTCTTTAAGTTGTGCAAGCTCTATTAGCTTATTATTTATCATCCGGTTAAGCCTGCTTATCTGGTTTAGATAGTCCTTTGTTGTCATATCAATGCCTCCTAAACGGATTTACTGCCGCTTCTACTTTGGCTACGTTATTTCCATTTGTCACTCTAAGCGCAAAGTTTGAAAATACATCCGGCACATCATCCAACTGCTTTTTACCGGACACTGAATATCTCTTGAGAAGAGACATCATTACTCCATATGGCTCATTTGGCTTATATAATGATTGGTCTTTAAATATAACGTGCTTCAATATCCAGTTAGAGCACTGGAAAATCCTTGCTTCCTTGTTTGTCTCCGTCGGTGTGTCAGTAATGTTACATATCCATCCCTTTTTTTCGACACGCTTGTTTACTTCCATTGCGACACGGTCTCCGCCGGCGTTTCTCTCAAATTCACATTCCTGCACTTTGTTGTTTGTCAAAACATTTGCTGCATTTTCATACTGCATCTCATAATCTGCCGTGTTATCGCAAACACAATCAACGCAGTAATAGTCTTCTCCATATTTTTGCAATACCGGCAAAACAAAGTAATCCGTTCCTTTTCCCTTGGTATCGCACTGACCAGTTACAATCTCTGGCTCTCCATGCGGCAAATTAAGATACCGGCGTATTTTATCTTCCGGAAACAGCAATCCCTCTCGCTCAATCGGCTCCTGTTTGTAGAGACAGCGATATGATATGTCGTCCATCAATAATTGCTGGTCTTCAAAAAATTCTTTCGTAAACCCAGAAAATTCATATTCAAAGTTGCTTTCTCCCGTAACTGGGTCCACATCCGGCACCGCAATAACCTTTACTCTCGGATTGCCCTCGTACATATTTTGGATGCGCCCTATGACGTCTTGTACGCTCCATCTTGTGGCAATATGTATTTCCTTGCAGTTTTTACCGTCCGTGTCCTGTATCTTTCTCTGGCGGGCATCTACGGCATATTTATCCCACAATTTATCAAGGATAATGGGATTCATTGCTTCTTCGATACCGCCTATCATATCGTCAACCAGTAAGAACTTAGAAGCCCTTACTTTACCTGCATTCTTACTACCAACAGACGTACATTGTACGGATTGAAACGATTTGTACTTCCCGACATTAAACTGCTCCATCTTTGCATTTGTGCTCGTCACGGAAAGATCCGGGAAAATTTCATTCCATGTATATTCTTCCGTATTTGTAACGATATCGTACACACCGTCATAGTACATTCTGGTGATATCTCCACTGTGTGAATAAAAAAGGCTGAAATCTCTAGGGAACCATCCGGCAACAAGCGCGTGAAACATTTTTTCTACCGTTGTTTTGCCTGCTCCCGGAACAAGGGATACGCACAGGATGTCATATCTATCATCAATCATGCCTTGTAAAGCCTGTGTAAGCCCTATTTTTAGAAATTGCTTTCTTCTTGGCATGTAAAACCGCTCTTTAGGCTCTCTTTTCTTTTCCAAATACTGGAAAGCACTATCCACAACTTTGTTTTGCGCTTCCAAAAGCAAAATCCCGTAATATTTGTCCAGAATTTCATAAGATACCTTGTTTTGGAATGAATATTTCTCTAAATCCCATGGTGTGCCACCTGTAGATTGAAAAATAAACTGCTCCGTCAGTTCTTTCGCTCTGGCAGAAACCTTTAATCCATACTCAACATCTTTTTCTGTCAGAATGGCTACTCTTGCCGCTTCTGCCATGGCATCCATAACCTGTTCATCAACGCCATGCACCTGTATGTAATTTTCATATCCATTTACTGTGGAAATTAGGCTTGAACTTGCCAAAAGAAAAGCACCTCCGCAAAAAAGCAGAAGTGCCTTAAGACCTCTGCCAATAATTTTTGTTGGTTAGCGACTAACTCCATTTGTTAGCCGGTAATTTTTTATTCCAATTTTTTTATGTTGTATTTTTCTGTTTTATCATCATATATTTTTGTTTCTAAAATTGCCGTGACGGATTCTCCAATTTTATTTAAATATTTATTATATGTGTCACTCCCGGATATAGCATATTCTTTGCCATTATATTCAACAGTAATCTTGTAAACTGCCGGATGTGTAATTATTGTTGTTGTTTTACCATTAAAAATCGGTGTTATATATGCTGCTCTGTGGTATTCATCCACTACCTTAACAGTAACACTTGAATATTGTGTATCAACACACTTTTTACATCCAATCAAAGATAATAAAAACAATGTACATAAAATAAAGCATATTATTTTCTTTTTCATAATGATTCCTTTCTTCTGATATACAGCTTAAATTATTGCTGTACAGTGTTCTACCTCAAATTCATTATTTTCGACGTTATAAATTTGAACTCCATTTTTGTCCGTCTTGTATCTATCAAACACGCACGAAATATTTATGCCATTTCCAACATATCCAACGCTGTCCGCATGGAAGTCTATGTTGTATACCTTTTTCTGCCATTTTCCGTTGGCATAGATTTTTGTAAAGCCACCTTTTCTAGTCTTAATTATAATTTTCGACCTCGTTTTTTTCATTCCAATACACCTTGAACCCTTTCGCCGTGTAATTACCAACTGCCTGTTTCAGTCCTTCCTTGCTTTTATATTCCTCTCGAAGCATGATTGCTACCTTGTTCTTCTCAACGGCGTATATACCGCTGGCAACCGCTTTGCTCGCCGTATCAAGAACTTCTTTGTACTGTTTGCTGTTCATCTCGTATGTGCTGTTATTGATATTTACAATCATTTTTCATAAACCTTTCAAAATCTTTGCACTCATAGTCAAGTGATGTGTCATTCCCTTTTTGGCATTTATAAAACGGATATTCTTCCCCTGTCTCTTCGTCAAAAATAAAATCCTCATCACAATATTTACAAGTTGAACAATCTTTTACATTACTCATTTCTCATAAACTCCTTAAAATCTTCCATACATTTATCGCACAAGTCGTATGTGACATTTAAAATACCATTCTTTGTAATCGAATTTCCGCACAATATTCCTTTTTCAATTTCTGCACCACACCTGTCGCAAGTGCACCATTCTTTTTTATGTTTCATTCTTCCACCAACTTTCTGCCGCAGATAGGGCAAAATGCAATATCAAAGTATCCTTTCGCCATACAATAGTTTGAATAAATCACAATCCCTGGTACTTTGTCCCCTGTATTCATCATAATTTGCGCATTTGTCAAATTCGTTTCATTTGCACACTTCTGAATGGGAATATTAGCGCCGAATATTCTGTCGTTATCGTAATTTTTGCAAAATTCACACATTTCAATCACTTCCTCATAAACCTAGGTTCACAATCTTCCAAAGTTGTTACTTCTATCATTTCCGGTTCATGTCTGCAAATCCTTCCGTTTGAATCAATATATGGTTCCATTTCTATCTTCGTACGGAAACCATATGGAGTTTTGCAATAAGGGCACGCTTTCTTGTCACTTTCAATTGGTGCGCCACAATTTGCACAATTTAAAACCATATTTATACCTCAATCAAAGTATCAATCAGCTCGGCACCATCGTGGAGCAAGGACTTGAACCTTGCACTTGAAACCTTTCGACTATCAGTTTCACGAAGCGTCTTACTCCGGCAAATACCTTTCTTGCCATCCACGAAAACCGCCATACGACGGTTAGCAATCATATTTTTCGTGCCATGCGTTGCACTATCCTGTGCGATATCACGGGAAATAGGCTGGTGAGGATTTGCACCTCACATAACAACGACTTTTCACAACGGGTAACACCCTTAACAGGTTCCTTCATTGCCTTGTTAATTCAATGACTTGTTCCTAACCGAAGCGTGGTTGTCTTATGCTTAAGCGTCTACCTTTTTCCGCCACAGCCTAATTGCATTTTTGACAGCTCAGGCACCGTGGGATAGATGCCCGAACTATCAATAGGAATCCGCCTGTATTGCTCGTCAGCAAATTACGGGACAACCATCATCCAACACCAAGCGGTCTTCCGCCTTGCCGTACTTCGCGGCAAACGCCACCGGACGGTCTCGCACCGTCCTTAACAGAAACGTCCTAGTGGCGAAAGGAGAAATACGAACTTTTCGTATTCCGAGATAAGCTTTACACTTATCTCTCAATCGGAACTGCAGGACTTGAACCTGCGACCGCTCGGATATAAGCCGAGTGCTCTACCATCTGCGCTACGTTCCGTCACAGCGCGCATAGCGCGCCGTTTATGATAGTATTTTTGATCTTTTTATTTTGCCGACGTCCACTAACACCGAATAATTGCTTACGCCGAGTTTTTTCTTGCAAAAACCGAATGCCAGTGGACTTAAGCTATACTGGATGCTCCGACTTCTCAGACTGGTGCTCAGCGTCACTGTCAAGATCCAGAACGTCGGTTTCTCCCGTATGTTTTTTTCTGCTTATATGTATTCTTCCGACCGTAGTTAAAATCTCCGGCAGGAAGCAAATACCAAATACTGGGTCATAAAAAACCATATCATCATCTCCAAATTGCAAATATATTGACAAGAAACAATGCAATAAGTGATCCCCAGACTGCCACAGCGTCCTTTTCGTTGCTGTTATCTCTTCCAAGCAAGAAAAACGTCAAAATAGCAAGGGCATCAAATGTTGTTATGACTGTTTTTAAAATCAACATGATTTACCTCCATTTTCAAAACTGATCGTACCGGACTCGAACCGATAAATGCTGGGATCAAAACCCAGTGTCTTACCATTTGGCAAACGAGCAATGCAAGCAATCTATTTCTCCGGCATATAGTAAACAATGTTATCAAATACTGTTATTGCCATACTTGGATCATCCATCTTGACGCATCTAATCGGTGTATTTTGTGATGCTGCAACTAATGCAGAAACTTGTTTCTCGTCCATATTTGTGCAAACTACCTGTACAGGCGCATATGCTTTATGCATGTCCATAAATACTTCTGCTGCTCGTTCTGGTGTAGCATATTTCCCAATAACAAAAGTTCTTCCATCAAAAGTAGCGCTTATGCATTCATAGCTTGTTCTAAATTCGGTCCGGTCAAAATCATATGAAGCATCTTTTTTCTGTGACACAACCCTCATTCATCTTCCTCCGATCCGTCCCAATCCGGACAAGAAAACTCTTTTTCTACATAATCTCCGACATATTCGCTCTCATTGTTTGTGCAAAAGTAATCTCCATTCTGCTCCTCACAATAATCGCAATTAAAACACATTTCTAACATTTTATTTGCTTCCTTTTGGAATCTTTTTGAATTTTATTATCGAGTGTAATTTTTGAAATTTATCTGATGTGAATTTGATTTGATTGTCTTTGATGTGATTATCGATAAAGTATTATCGCACTATACCATGTGCTGCATCCGATCCTGTATACCCCGTACTTTATGTCTACAACTTCCGAATGTACTTCGGTCAAGCATTCTATTTTCCTATTGACCATATCCTGGAAACTAATTTCAGAATCCGATTCTATTGGTTTCGTGATTTTGAGTGATTTTGTATAGTCCCTCCATGATAGACATGCCTTTTTGTTTTTGAGGATATTTGAGGGACTTAGTAGGCAGCTCCTTCTGGGCTTTTGCAACCCCCTCCCCCTCCTGTTGGCTGCTTCTTCCGGCGTTTTCCTTTGCTTTAAATTATTCTAATTGTTCGTGCAATTCTCTGTTTGCGTTCTAACTATTCGTTAAACCTAAGTTTCTTAAACTGTTTAAACGAAAGTATGCGGCTCAAGGTGCTTAAATACTGGGGTTTGAATTGTTTGAATTGTCTATCACGATTTCACCATTATCCGGGCTTGAATTGTCAAAGTTGTCCGGCAATCTCGCACAATTGCCGCCGCCCAGCTGTGGGAGCTCCGAAGCTGTCAACGCTCTTGCTCTGGATCCCTGGTCTCTTACGCCCGGCATATTAAAGCCGCAGTACTTGTTGAGTGACGGCATGTAGCACATTGGATTGTTTTTTCCGGAGATCTGCAAGCCTACAAGACTTTCTTCCCTCATTTGGTCAATCTTTTTGCAAATGTCGGAAGCCGTGGAGCCTAGCCTTTCGCCATTTACCCATCCGTTAAGTGTATCTCTATGTATGCCAGTAAAAAAAGTAAACCCAACTATATTTATTACTTTCTCGTAATCATTGCAAAGTCTTATATATATATCTAAGACTTTATTGACCTTGTCAATATCATATTGATTACTAATATGATTATCATCTTTAAGGTATACAGGGTTGATTTTAAAAACATTGTCATATACATACTGACAACAATTATACCATCTGTTCTGTGATACCTTACACATATCTGTTATATTTCTGTCATCCATCCAGAGGTGTATATATTTGTCAATGTCATCTTTGTATATCTCGTCTATATCTACTCTTTCCGCTCTCTGTGCATCTGGCATATATATACCTCCTTTCTGAACCATAAAAATAAACCGATACAATCGAGATCATCAAGATCTTAACTGTACCGGCTGCATGACTTCCGTTTCCGTTCTCCGGGTCCTGTGCGCTCTCTGTTGCCCGAATGCTTTTTAATTTACGATAACAATATCACTCGTGTATAGCTTTTGTCAAGTATAAATTTAAACTACTGTGTACATCGCATATATAGATTATATCCGCGCGCGTTAAAGTATATAGTTTATGATTTTTTGTACTGTTGATATATATTATATATTATTTACTCCTTGATTAAAAAAAATAATGTATTGGAGAGAATATACTAATCTAATCTTATCTACGTTTCCATTCTGTATCCATTCTGTATACAAAATTTACCGCTTTAAAGTGTGAGTGTTTGAATACATCAAAAAAGAGAGGTAAAAACCTCTCTTTCTCTAGCTTTTATAAGCAGTATGCGATATAGTAAACTTTCCCAGCATCTTTTACTATTCCCCAATCAGGGAGAATCTTCTTTCCTTCTATCATCTGCTTATATTCTTCCCGCTCTTCCTCATCAACTCCCCATTCGTCCATGTATTGCGTGAAATTCTCTTCGAAGTCTGTGAAAATCGTTGATCCGTTTTTCAAGTGCTTTTCTGCTTCTGTTTTTGTGCATCCGTTTTTCATTAAAATCTCGACATCTGTCATAATTCATTCCCCTTTTTTTATCTTGTTTATTGGTTACTGGGCGGCTTTTGCGCCGCCCTTTGTTGCTTGGTGCTTAATTGTCCTCTATGCCCTTTTGGGTATCGTCTATGAGGCGGTCAACCATTTTTTCAGCTTTCTCATAATCCTTAGCCTTCAATACTTCCTTAAGGTCTTTCAGATCCTGTAAAAGTCTTCTTAAGTAACTTTTAAATACGCTCATATCTTCGTCCATGATTCCCCTTTCTGGCTTTCGCCTTATTGCCTTTCGACAATATTATAATAGCATACGTTTATCGCTTTTGCAAGTGATATTTTAAAAGTTTTTAAATTTTCTTTTTCTGTTCCAGGTCTTCCGCTGTCTCCTCGTATATAAAAATGTCTTTTGGCTGCATATCAAGGATTAAGCACAGGCTATTCAATGATTTAGCACTTATATTTGTGTCTTCGTTTTTAATCTTTTTAAGTGTGTCTTGGCTTAATAATCCGCTTGTTTTGGCTTTATATGTATTAAACCCAGCACGCTCTAAAGCATCACCGACGTTAAAGCGATATTTAATCATTATAACATCTCCTTTCTATATTGTTTTTTCATTTTTTATAATAATATAGTAGGATTTAAAAGTCAACAAAAATATTTCTAAAAAAAGTTATAAAATGACTTGCATATTTCTTTTCAAAGTGATATTATAGTATCAGAAACAAAAAAGAAAACACGGAGGTATGAAGCATGGAAAAGAGATTGAACGAGTTGGAGAACGAGTTGGTAAAAGTTTGTGAAATTTATGAAGATGATTGTAGTAAATGTCCTAAACAGAAAGAATGTGCTGAGTACATTAGATTATCGGTTAAAAAAATGGAGGCAGAAAGATGAAAAGATTTAGAGATGAAAATGGAAATTTAAAAATTTGTGTAAACCAGGCGGCAGAGCTGACAGCAGCGGAAGCCGCTGATTATTATAAAATCGGAAGCATTTATTTTAATCAGTCGGACGGGGCGGAATATATTTATATAAAAAACGATGATGACATTGCACATTTTCAAAGTTTCACCGGATTAAATTTATTTATTCCGCGCGCATCTCTCGGAACATTTCTTCCGGATGTCGCATCAGAAGGTTTTGAATTAATTTTTGTTGAATAGTCGAAACGCCCGCCAGGGCGTCAGCCGCGGGATGGTCTCCCGGCTCTGATGATGGCAGACCAGAAAGGGAAAACATGCGGAAAGAATTTATAAAAAATGTTTTAGATGTTGAAGTAAATGGATTTGCTTGCAAAGTAAGGTACATTGTTAGAGCAATGTATAACGTTATCGATGATTAGTCAAAAACAGCCCACCCCGGAGGTTACGAGGGCAGAAAGGGAAAACATGAAGAACTGGACAATAGAACAATTATATGATCTTTGGAGAGGTCGCGGATATACAAAAAAAGAAGCGCAGGCGAAAGCTGAAAAGGATTACAAAGAAATGCACCGGAAGAAATCCGAAATAGAACGCCGCCAGATTATGCAAGAAATGCTTTACAACTAAGTCGAAACCGCCCGCGCGGCGGTCTGGTGTAGGGTTGCAACCTTGCCACTGATGAGACAAGCAAAAAATATAAAATGAAAGGTGTTAAAAATGAAGATATTAGCAAATAAAAACGGCTTTGTATTAGCTCATGATGAATACTATGGAGATTATTGCTTTGGTACAGAAAGAGAAATCAAAAACCTATCTATGCCTTGCAATCAGTATGGAACAAAGAAAGAAATAAAGGCAGAATTAGAGCGTTGGAAAAAAGAGGTTGATTTTGACAATCCAAGAATACTTGAAGTGGAAGCCTTTTTTATATCTGTTTTAACACATTGCGAAAATTAGTCGAAACGGTGGAGATTCCCACCGTCTGTAGGAACCGCCCCACCTACACCGATGAGACAGGGCACAAATGAAAGGATGGTTGAGCATATGAACAAATTAGAAGAAGCCCAAAAAGCATTTTTGAAAGTTAGGGATTATTTATTGGAAAATCAAGAAGATTTTGCACTCGCAAGGGCATATAAAAAGCCTTGGAAGTGGTACATGGAACATGCTGAGAAAGAAGCTATTGAGATTTTGAGAAAAGAAGTTAACGCATAGAAAGGACGGTTGATATTATGGAATTTATGGAGAAATTGCAGAAACAAAAAGACGATGCGAAAGCCGCTTATATTAAAGCCCGGGACGAATGGGCGGAAACCAGAACCGCCGAAAACATCAAAGGGGATCCCGAAAAGTGGCGCGCCCTTTGTGATCGGAAAATGGATTGTATGCGATTGGGGGTT